ATTCTCTGTTCTGTTGACATAACCTTGAATAACTTTTCTTCATTAGCAGTTAACACAACACCATATTTCTTTAAAGCGTTGACTTTTCCATTAATTGCTTTTCCATAAAGTTCTCCAATAGCAATAGCGTCTTCCTGTGTTCCATTTAAACCTTTATCAAATGCAATCATATCGTCCAAAATAGGCATTGTCTTCTTAATTTGGTCTGCATTCATTTTAAATACAGCTAGTCTACTTGCTCCAGCGACAGCAACATCATCTCCAACCACCCCAACATCTTGTAATGCACTAGCCTCATCTTTTAACATTTTAATATGCTCTTTACTTGCATTGGCTTGTTTCATTAAATTCGTTTCTAGTAGTTTATCTGCTTTTAGTTTATCTTTTGCAGCGTCTATTGATTGTTTGAGAAATACTCCAACCGCCGCAGTCAATGCTCCAAAACCTATTGCAGTCCACTTAGCAACGGATTTCATTCCTGATTTTATTGCATTAGTAAATTTACTAACTGACCTGCTGGCTTCTTTCAACTTCTTTTTAGTTGTACCTAATTTATCATTAACTTTATTTAATGGGCTTGTGAACTTATCTCTTAAACTCAAAATTACACCAACAGTTTTAGACATAAAAGCCTCCTTTCTTGTAAAATAAAAAAGCACCTAGTATTTAAACTAAGTGCTAAAAATCCTCTTTATTTTTAATTGTTGTAAAAAGCTAGTATTTTATAATCATACTTTTCACCATTTACAAAAAAAGTTAAATCTTTATTCTCTTTTAAACGGTTATGTAGTGTTGTTTTAAAATCTTTAGCTTTTGTTAATTCTGTAGCAAGTTGAAAAGTAAAACTTTTGATATGAAAAAATCCTGTATCAGTATAATAATCTGTCATATCTGTTTCTTTAACATCTTCAATAACTTCAATTTCTACTCCACGATTATCTCTAATTGTTATTTTCATTTTACCACCTCCTTGTAAATAGTGTCGTAAATGAAATTATAACACTTTATACAAAGTCAGTAAAGAAAATTATATATCTTTATTCAATCTTTCAATTTCTAAATCCATTGTAGCCATTAAAAACAATTTTTCATCGTAATCTAAACTTAGCAAATAATCTATTTTGAAACCTCTTAGAATATAAAAAGAGAGGAAAGCCATATCAGCGTCCCTCAAAATTAGTTTTTTAGTTCTTCAATCTCCTCATTATCAGCAAGCCCATAAAGACCAAGTATAAATGTAGCAAGTTTATTTATTTCTCCTAAGTTTTCATCAAATACAGGTGTTACAATATCGTAAGGCTCAGCAACTTCATAAGCCTCTTGTAATTCCTTTTCTTGTAAAATAGGACAATGTTTATAAATTAATTTACAGTTAGCTCTATATGCACCATCAGCTGATTTATCCTCAGCACTATCCATTATTTTTAAAACATCTCTAGCTTTAAGTTTTCTAACTTCTATACTTCCACCAAGCACCTCTGAATTAAAATATGCTATTTTTAGTTTATCGTCTTCCGATTGCGTTTTTTTTGCAAGTAACATTTCTAAAGTTATATTTTTAGCCATTTTTTATATCCTCCTTATATTAAATCAATAAATCTATAGCTTGAAAATGAGAATGGTACTTCTTCTTCTCTCAAAGCCTTATTTTCAAACTTTAAAGCCATCAATTCATTAATTGTTACACCTTTTAATTCCACTCTTTCAGCACCATCTGCACTAGGGTCATCTAGTTTAGCAACGATTGTAAAATCAGGCATATTACCACTTCTGATGGCGTCTCCAATTAATTTTGCAATCGCACTATCTACTTTGTGCAGTGTCATTGTACCCTCTCCGTTATATCCCATATATCTTTTATGCTTCCCTAAATCTCCCATTATGTCGACGTCTTCATAATCTAAACTTACTTTAGCCTCAAAAGATTTAACTGAGCCAACTTCCTCTCCTTGAAACCATACAGCACCAAAAGACCCTCTGATTATTTTATTTTTATCCATTTTATTAAACATTATTTACCTCCTGTTAAAACATATTGATAGTAAATTTAAAGTCTTCAACAGCATTTAATATTTTGATATTTGCTTTCATAAATACCTTTTTCTTAAATGTTAGCTTTTTGATTTTCTCATCATCATAGTCCTCAACTTCTTTTTTACCTACACCAAGCCAAGCTAATCTTTGAGCCTCAACGTCTACTTGTGAATAGTTGTCATACTCTTTATCCAATATGTCCTCTTTTTCAAGTTCTTTAAAGTAAGCGTTTATAGCTGTAAAGAATAAAACTTGATTATCATATTTGTTTTTGTACTTACCTATCCATTTTTTGAATGTTGAGTATATGTCATCTCTCATTAAATCCATACTTTCAATAATGATAATATCTTTCATATCCTCAGTCTCATCTTGTGTGATTTCTTGTAAAGACGTACACGCTCTAGCAACCCTTATATCACCCTCATCTTTGTAAAGACAAAATCCACCTTTATCGATGACATCGTTTATATCATCAAATATAGATACTTCCTTTAAATTTCCACAAAGAAAACTTGTAGCTGAACGTGTCATTGGTAGCCCTGCTAACATTCCAAGTACACTAGGTACATATTGCCAACCGTCAACCTCTCCTCTGCTGTCAACAAAAGTTACTTTGTCATTCATTAAATTTACAATTCCTTTGTTGTCTGGCTTTGTAGCTTTAAATACAACAGCTTTATAAGTTTTACCAGCTTTTCTCATTGACTTAATCCAACTTACAAGGGTTGCTGTATCTCCACTTGCTCCATCATAAGCTAATCCAATCCAATTTACTCTCTCTTGTGCTACTAATTTCAATGTATCTGATAATGTTCCAGCACCATTATTAAAAACTAATACTTTGTTTGGTGTATATTCAAAAGTATCTTTGACTAAAGGTAAAACCTCAGCTGAGAAATCATTAGAGTCGATGTCAACAACTGTTTTATACTCTTTCATAGTCCAATTCTTACCAACTTCATTTACTATAAGTCCAACTATACCTAATTGACTTCTCTTAACAGCTGTTACAGCTAATTGTTTAAAAATTATTTCAATGCTAGGTAATCCCATATCTTATAACCTCCTATTTGTCACGTAACATTATTTCTTATCAAAATGATATTCCAATTCTTCCATCATATATTTATCAACATCATTTTCTATTTGTTCCATTGTTAAAGTATCAAAACTAGCAATCAAAACTCCATCATCAGTCTCATCAAATTCAATATCATCAATTGGTATGATAAAAGTATCATTTACTTTAACTGAGCCTAAAAAAGCGTCTTCTATTGCTTCAATTACTTTTAAACGTTCTTCTTTACCTTTACCGATTACAGTATTAAAAAAGTAGATCCTGATAGTAAAATGTCTCTCCTTGAACGTTGTCATAAAAGCAGTTGTTTTCAAACCATCTAATTCAGTCCTAAAACTAGGTCTATTGAAACTCTCAGATAAATCTTTACTATCAATTGTTACATTAGGATAGGCTTTATTTAATGTACTATTGACTGCTTTTAATATTTCACTCAACTTAATCATCTAAAACCCTCCATTCTTTATTACTTCACCCACAAAATCATCGGTAGCTTTAACAAACTCATCATAATAATCTCTATGAGCCTGTTCTAAAACAAAATATCCTTTTTTAAATCCGTGTTCTTTACCAGTCCTATCTTTGATGATATGTCCGTTTTCAATCAAATGAGCGTGAGACATATAGTTATAAACTCTAATACAATCGTCTTCTCCATTATATTTGTAGTATTTACCACGTTTAAAACCTCTCAGATAATTACCTTTTTTAGATTTAACTTTACTTTTAGCAATTTTTTTAGTTTTAGCTTTCAATTTATTTCCTTGCGTTTGTAAGAATTTTTTAGTCTCATTAGGATATTTTCCAGCTAGGCGTAATACTTCTTTTTCAAGTTTATCTAATTCCTCAATAGTAAATCCGTCCATTGTTACTCCTCAACTCTATTGCAAAAAACTTCTATGAATTGATTGTCTTTAAAATCTCTGTTAAAATAGATAACTTCGTACTTTAAACCCTCAAAAATAAAAAACCAGTCCTTTTTAAGTCCTTTCAGTGATTTAATCCGAAATGTCAACTTAAATTGGTGCTGGTTGTTTTCTGTATTAGCTTGACCTGTTTTAACACTAGAATTTAAAGGTAGTATTTCACCATATGCTTTTTTCAATAGATTAGGTGTACTATCATTCTCTCCTAAACTATTTGTAGTGGTAGTCATTTCATATACTTCAACTAAATGTCTTAGTTTTTTCGTTAGATCATTCATAATTACCACTGACTTGCAATTGAGTCATCATACTCCTTACTGTATAAGTAAAGTCTTTACTTTCAGCGTGTTCTCTGTTATCATACCAATCCTGCAATAAGACTAAAGCTAGTATTTTGGCTCTACTCTTAAATTTTTCTTTTTCAAGTTTTTTATCAAAGTCATCTATACTGTCTCTCAGATAATCCATAGTTGCAACCATAAGAGATTGCAACCATAAATCATCATCATCAAAATCAATTCTTAGATAGTCTTTAACCTCTTTTAAAGTTAAAAAATTATCCATAAAATCAATCTCCTATTATTTTGTAGCAAGTTCTAAGTAAACCATCGCTTTATCATCAACTTTAGCAAGGTCAAATCTTTCAATCGCTCTCATAAATGTAGCGTTTTTAGTAAATCCTGCTTCAGTCGATACAGCCAATTCTAAGCCCTCTCTATCAAAGAATGTGATAAATTCAGTCATATCTCCGACAAAAACTGGTGCTTTAGTTGTATTCATTGGTAATAATTCATCACTTACAACCACAATTTTTCTACCTTTAAAGATTTTTTGTGTTGTATTTTGTAGATTTACTTCAAGTAATGGTCTATTTTGTTTATCTGTTAAACCATCTAAGAAATCAAAACCTGTTTGGTTAGTAATAATTACAGCATTTTCTGAGATAGCTGGGTCTAAATCTATGTTTAATGCTTTATTTATTCCAGTGTAGTCAGCAACAGTTTTTGGTATTAAAGTTTTTAATTCAGCAATTATCTTTTTGTTTTCAGTATTTACAGCTTTTTTAACAAATCTTTTTCCAATGTAAGCAGTTAAATTTACATTTTCGTCAGCTAATAATGTGTTAGATACAGGAATTATATCTCCATAGTCTTTAACTTTATATTCAATTTGTCCGAAATCAATATCGCTCATAGTTATAGCGTTTAATTCATCAAAAGCAATTAACTCTCCATTTGAGTTTTTTTCAATTGGTTGTTTTCCACTTAATGATTTAACAGGTTGAACGTTACATAATGTCTTTAATTCAACTTTATTTCTTCTTAACTCTTTTATTTGATTGAATTGTTCTACAGGCACTAAATATCCACCTTTTCCGTCAGTTGCCTCAACTTGCCCAGGAGTACCAACAGCGTTTAAAAACTCTCTTTCATCACCTGTTATAGGTTTTCCTAATAAAACTCTATTAAATAATCTATTTGCGTTCATTCCATTTGTTACAGTTACTTTAGTTTTTTCATTCATAACTTCTAATGCCTCCTCTGTTTCCACTTCTTTAATTTTATTTTCTAATTCCTTAAATGCAGTCAATTTTGCGTGAGCGTCTTCGATTTTACCCTCATCTTTAAGGGCTTTTATTTCATTTCTCATTGCTTCTAATTCTTTTTTCATTTCTATTGATTTTTTCATATTTAAAATACCTCCAAGTCAATCTCTTTTTTCATTTTTTCTAATCTAGCCAATTCCATATTCTTGTTAGTTATAACCTCAGGAATATGATTATATTTTTGTTTTGTTTCAATTTTATTCAAATAACTAATACTGTCATCTACTTTTACATTGAAATAATTTAAACAATCAGTACCAGTAAACCACGTTTCAGCTTTCATTAAATCGTATATTTGCTCTTTCGTTACACCATCAACAGCTTTTTCCATATAGGTATCAACAATACCCTCTTCAATTTTTTCCATTACTTCCACTTGCTTTAAGAAATCATCAGCATTACCAAACATTCCACAACTAACTCTATGTATCATTAGATATGCGTTACTAGGTATAATAATTTCATTACAACCAAAGGCAACTATAGAGGCAGAACTTGCAGATAACCCATCAACATAAGCTACTGTTCTTCCTTTATGATTTTTTAACATATTTGAGATTGCTAATCCTGCAAATACATCTCCACCATAACTATTGATATGTACGTGTACTTCTCCTGCTTCTTTTAAAGCATTTGCGACATCTAGCGGATATACGTTTGGGTTGTTTAAATCAAAAAATTCATAAAAACCATCATTATCACTATCGCTAACTATATCTCCATTGATATAAATTTCAGTAATATCTGCTTTATTCTTTATTTCTAACCACTTCTTATCCATTATCGCCACCTCCTTTTTTGTCTTTATACGCAATTCCTATGTCTTCTAAAGGTACATAACTACCATTCATAACTATAATGTCTCCACCCTCAACACTAGGTAATCCCATTAAGTTTCTAGCTTCATTGATTGTGTAAACTCCCGATTGAATAAATTTAGTGATACATTCGGCTTGTGTTTTCAAGTCTCCTTTTAAAATTGTTGCTACATTAAACTCAAAACGTAGTCCACTCAACCTCTCTTTTTCAGTTAAGAGTTTTAAATTAAACTCCTCCTCATAAAGACTTAAAATATATAGTAATGTATCCACATAAAATGTCAGGTTTTGCATTTCACTATTGGAGTAAGATGATTTATCATAATCATTTAGATGATTTGGCTTTACTCCAAACGCTCCTGCAATTTGTAATGCAGTGTATTTCTTCAACTCAAAGAATTGACTATCGCTCAATTTCAAATCCAAAGGGATTATATCCATTCCAATCGGTAAAGGAAAAATACCACTAGGGTTGTTGTTTGAGTTGATAAACTCTCCCATAGTCTCTAACATTTTCTTTTGATTTTCCTTACTCAAATCACCCGTATATTTCAAAATAGCTTTAGCAGTCAATCCACGTTCATAGAGATTATTTAAGTATTTTTGACTAGCTTTTACACCAGTTAGCGTAGTTGCCAATGTTTCTCTAACACTAACACCAACAATACCATCTTTACTTAAACCACCTTTTAAATGTAAAATCTCATCACTTTTAAAATAATATGATTTACCATCTTTTATATATTCGTAGTAAAGTTTTTCACTTCCACTGAATAATTTTGCATTATCTATCCACAACCTTACATTTTGCGGGTGTAATGGATAAATACCTATTAAATTTCCGCTATTATCATAACTTAGATAAGCATAAGCATTTCCGTGATGATTTCTCCACGTTTCCAATAGAGTCATCATTGGTGTAGAGGTCATAAAAGGATTGGGTGAAAACTTTAATTTCTTTAAAGCGTCGTGGTCTACTATCTTATTGTTTTTGCTATCTTTCAAGTGTATTGATAATTTACCAACGCTTTCAGATAAAACTTTTAAACAAGTATAATATGTAATCTCAGATAAACTGTTATCCACATCTATTCCAAAAAACTCTTTAAAAGTTAAATTTTGTACTATTGATTTCTCCTCTGTCTTATTGAAAAATCTTTTAAATATATTCACTCCTTATCACCTCCTTTACCAAAAAACTTTAACCATTCATCAACAGATTCATCATTGTTTATTTTTGATTCTTTATTAAGTAACATCACTTTCCAAGCGTCAATTACAGCGTCAACAGGGTCAATCCTTTTCTTCCTAGCTTGTTTATCAATTTTCTTTTCTCCAAAGCTATTTTCAACAGTCGTCGCATTACTAATACTCCATTTTAATAAACCATTTTTCTTATCATACATAACTTGTAATGCGTCAACAGACAAAGCAAAATCAACAGTTGCGTCATTTAAAGACTTAGCCGATTGTTTAACCTCAGTTAAATCACAATCTAAAAACTCTAAATCAGCTAAAAAACTTCCTGCGTTATGAGCGTCGTACCCACATTCAAGGATTTTCAAATCAAATTTGTCTATAATCTCTTTTAAATGAGATATGATATACTTATAATCTGTTTTCATTCCAAAAGCACCACTTGTCAAAGTCAACAAACCTTGTCTAAACCATATGTTGTAAGGTGCGTCATCTGTTTTTATATGTTCTTCAAGTCTTAATTCAGGCATAAATGAATGACTGTAAATATAGATTTTTTCATCATCTAATGGAAATACTAATGCGATACTTGTTAAATCGCCTCCTTTAGATAAGTCAAAACCTAAATAACAACTTCTACCTTTCATATCATCTAAACTTAAATCACTTTCACACTCTTTAAACTTCTCAAGGTTGATGTATTGACTTGTTCCAGTAGTAACCCAACGATTTAATTGTTTTGTTAGGAAATTTCTTAACTCATCTCCACCTTTTTCTTTTGCGTCAATAGCTTTTTGTTTATACAACTCAATTTTTTTCTTATTAGGTGTTACTCCATCAGCTTCATAGAGAAAATATGGATTAGCTTTTAACCAGTTATTCCAATTCCATATGTCATCATCTTTATCCATTTCGCAGATAAAAATAAAAAGAGTGTCTTTTTCAATAACACCCTCCAAAATCTTTTCACAAAACTGATATTGTTCGTAACAAAAACTATTCAAATTAAATCCAGCAGTCGTTATAGCAAGAGTTAAAGCATTATCAACATCAGCTTGTCCGTCCAATAATAATTTATATATTTGGTTGTTCGGGTGTGCGTGTAACTCATCACATATTGCCAATACATTACCAAACCCGTCCATACCTTTTGTGTCTTTACTCAATGCTTTTATAACTGTACCTGTAATTAAATTTTTAATAGTTCTATCGTGTTCTTTTACTCTATACAATTCACTTAAATCTTTATCACTTTCAATGAAATTCCTTACTTCGTCCCATACAATGTTAGCTTGGTCTTGTTTAGTCGCCGCACAAAATATACGCTCTTTAACACCAATCATAGAACTAAATAATGTACTTTCAATTCCACTTAAAAAACTTTTTCCGTTTCTTCTTCCAACCTGTAAATAAGCCTCTCTAAAACGCCTATCTCCAGTCTTTTTCTTTTTCCACCCGTGCAAACTACCAATAATAAACTCTTGAAAACCCCTTGTTTTTAACTCACTACCATCTTTCATAATCAAATTATTAGCAAAATTGATAGCAAATTCAGCCTCATCAACATCAAATTTATAGTCAAATTTCTTCTTTTTAAGGTCATCAAGGTGTCTTTTACAAGCTAAGTACTCTTTTCTCCCTGTTATTTTTTTACCACTTACAACCAATTTAGCATAAGCAGTTGTTCTATCCATCATTTACGCTTGTCTTTCTTTCAACAACGTAATAAATTTATTTTCAGGTTGTTCTTCTTTAACAGGTACTATAAGTTTTAGTCTATCAGTAGTCGCTAATCCTAATTTTGTTGAGGATTGCATTATGTATTTTACATATTTTTCTTGCACGTTCACTAATGGATTTATAAATTCTAATTCACCAGTTCGAGTCATTTTTTTCTTAACTACACCCTCAATTTCAAGTTTTTTAGTTGTTTCTATGTAACCATCATATGCGTTACAATAGATAGCCAAAACACCTAAATCTAAATTATCCAAAATATTGATTTTATCACATTCACTGACAACTCTATTAAATTCAGCTTTAGCGTTCTCACTCAACCACTCAGGTGCAATCAAGTCATCTCTATTTGCTTTTAATTTTTTTTCAGCTTCTTTTCTAGCTTGTATCTTTTCTTTACCTATTTTTCCTGTACTAATATCTATCACTTTTCTACTTCTACTCACGTTACACCTCCTGTCAAGTAAAATACCTTTACACGTAAATTCTATATATTGGCAATTTCTCTAAAAAATAGAGGGGTTGCGGTATCGGAACAGTACAAAAATATTTCATTCAGTACCCCCCTATCACTTCTAAAACAATCTTATCATCATTATAATATTTATTTAGTATATCAAATAATTTATTTTGCATATCCTTTTTACTCTCAGCACTTTTATCGTACTCAGAATGGATATGATTGTGAGTCTTATCACTTATCCATATAAGATTATTTATATCTAACCCACGTTTCTTATTGTCTTTTAGTTCTTCTATATGATGAGATAATGTACCTACAACATATCTATTGTTTACCATCAACTCATATATATCTAATCCATTTGCTTTAGCTTTACATTGATTAGTTAAACTTTTCCAAGCCTTGCTATTATAAAACTCAGCACTATCTTTATCTCTGTATTCTCTATCGTAAACTTTGTGCCTATCCTTACTACATTCACATTCGGTGTTAGCAGGTTTCTTCTTACCACACGTGCTACATATAGTCATCAACATCACTATCATCTCCCTTAAAATTAAAAAGAGGTTTTTTATAGTTGACCTCAAACAACTCAAGGGGGATATATTAAACAAGTAAACAAAGAGAAAAAGTAAAAAATGCACTAAGAAAATCTTTACAATTTTCTATACTAACATAATAACATAAAAATTTTCTCCTTAAAATATCCCTGTTTTCTCCCTGTTTTCTCCTTTTTTTATATTTTGTCAATAGCAAATTAATTTTTGTGCTAGAAAATGTATCTCCAAACTACTCAACATTTTTCTTTTTACTTTGTAAGTGCTACTAATATTAATGTCAAACTCCTCAGCTATCTCCTCATAAGTCTTTTTATTAAAATACTTCATTGGTATAAAATCATAATACTTCATACTTTTTACCATATCTAGGCACTCATCTATCCTGAATAAAATTTCTTCATAACGTTTTATATTATGATATATTCTATCTCTTGTTTCTTCTAACTTCTCTAACTCACTCTTATACTCATAGCAGTTTTGATTGTTTAATTCTTTTAGTCTATAAGACTTTTCTAACTCCACATTTGTTAAATGCTTTTGTTCTTCTCTCAATCTATTTTGATATTTAGGATAAGCATATAATACATCTTCTATCTTTTTATGAATTATCTTTTGTTCCATTATTTGTACCTCCTTTTAATAATAAACTCCACCAATTCCAATATAGACATATCTATCATAAAAGCCATCAAACTAAGTATTAAACTTATATCTTGTTCATATAAAAAGGTTAAAAATATACATAAAAGCAATATCATTATATGCCTCCTTTTAATTCCACTCACTATTAATTCTGTTGATATTCTTATTCCATTTATCCCAATAACAATCTAATATATCATTGTGTTTATACCCATAATTCATAGTCAAACACTTTAAGTCACGTACCAACTCTCTTAAAAACTCATAAGTAAATCTAGGTGTTCTTACATCATTTATAATAGTTAAGACATCTGTATCTCCAAAGTAAGTGTAATCCTCTGTCTTAAAGAATACATCTAAATTTCTCACTTCTGTTATACTCACATCCCCAATATCACAAGCATAATTTATGAGTTGTGCTACAAAAAACCATATATCGGTTAGTTCTTCAAGTTCTTTTTCTTTATATCTTTTATTAGCTTTCCAAGTCTTATGACTATCAATCGTTTCTTCGTCAAACTCTATACACTCAGCTATCAAACTTTTCTTAATGTCTTTTAATTTTCTAGGTCTATAATTGATTATCTTTTTATCTAATTCTTTTTGTAAATTTAGTAAATCAGTAAAATTCTCAGGTTTATTAGTTGTTTCACATTTATTAGTTATTTCACATCTACTATTTGCTTCACATTTATTCATTCTTATATCCTCCTTAGCTTTTTCACACTCAGCCTTTAAACCTAAACTCAATACATACAATACAGATAATATTAATAGTACAGTCATTACTCATCAACTCTTATTCTAGCTTCAACAATCTCTATGCTACTATTAGCTTTTTCATAATCCTCTCTTAATTCCTTACAAAACCTTATTTTTTTCTTCTTCAATTTCATTCTCATTCAAATAATCTTTTCTAAATAAATATGCCTTAAAACTTCTATCTTTTGTTCGTACTTCTATAATATACTTAATCATTGTTATATCCTCCTTAATGTTTAGCAACCTATCTATTATCTATCCAACTGTATTTTTCAATAGCTGGTCTTTTTTTAACAAAGTGATAATCCTCAAACTTATTACTATATGTCTTTAAATGAGTGTATTCACTTGTACTCATCTCATCAACTTTATGTTCTAATATTAATTTCTCCGCTCTTTTAAAATCAAATTCAACTTTCATATTTTACCTCCATCAATTAACTCACATACCTATTTAAAATTTATACCTATTTTAAAGTCATAGCATAGCCCAATTTAACATTTTAATTCTTTAAGCTATACTTTTTATACCTCTATTCCTTATGTTGCTCCAAAACTCTCTCCACTCATTACTATCTAAAATCTTTTGTGCGTCTTTTTCTGTTTGGAAATAATTTCCAAGTTTATATCTATTGTCATCTCTTGTGCTATAATTGTCACAATTACTACTAATTTCTCCAAAATCATCTATGTAATAATATCTTTTAGTTAGTTTTGCCCTCCACAACATAGGCTCTGTATTTATCACTTTAACTAAATTTTCTAATATAAACAAATTTTCATTATATACTAGAAATGGCATATGAGGCTCATATTGATTAACGTATATCTTATCTATAAAAAACTCAGTTCTATCGTCAGTCCACTCAAAGCGATTACTATTTATTAAATCTTTCAACTCTGTAAATTTTACAACACTCCATTTATCATCTATTATTATTATTTGTACTTTTAGCATTTTATATCCTCCATAATCCTTATAATGTTATTTATTTAGCAGGTATTATCTATTTAGCAGGTACAGGTGGTCTACAAACCATAGTGTCCTTATACATATCTATAAAATCTGCCAATCTAATTCTACATAAATGATAGTTCTCATCTGCTAATGCTCTAAATACACTATCTAACAATAAAGCCTGTCTAGCACTCAATCCTTTTGTAATTTCAGCAATAATTGCATTCCAATAAATACCTGTATACTCTTTTGTTCCGTCTTCTATTCCTATATCCGCTATATCCAATACAATTGTGTCTGCTCCTGACTCAATAATCATATCTAAGTATTTAAGTGCTTTTTTGTAGTCTTCCAACTTATTTTTCTTTTCTGCTCTTACTAGATATTTCATAATGTTACAGAAACAGAAAACACCATAATATCCTTTTCCAACCCAAGCACTTATAAAATCTTTACATTCCAATCCTGTATCTCCAATCACATAGTGGTTAGGTTGATTTACATTATCTTTAGGTGGATATACCAATGTAAGCAATCCACCAACAACATCAGCTACAATACCATAGTCTTTAATACTATCAATAAACTCATCACTAGCAACAATAGGATAAGACTTCTTATTACAATAATTCACATAATCCTCATATAAGTCTTTAAAATATCTAAACTTTCCAACCTGTTTTGTATCTGCAAAATAATTTCCAACACTATATTTCATAATATCCTCCAATTTTCTATTTAATATCAACATAAAACTCAAAAGGGATAGATTAAAGTGATAGATTAGTGATAGATTTTTTTCAATATATCCCTGAGAAATACATTGGTATTAAAAGGAAAAGTATGCCAAAGTGATAGATGGGATAAATTATTTCACAACTTATATATATATATATATATATAGTG